AGGTTTTCTCCCAGTTAGAGCTTGCCTCAAAGAGCATAAACTCCGACCTTGAAAGACCCTTAGTTATATCCCTAAGCTCGCTAACAGACTGCCAACTACCAGAGACGTATTGCTCCATGGAAAGCTCGGCACCCTGGTCGTCGACAGTATTCATTTCTATGTAAAAGCGGTTAAATGGCTTGTAAAACCCCACATAAAGCGTATCCTCCGCCGCTACAAGGGGGATAGTGTAAGAGTCTCTACCAAAATCCTCCATGTCGTCGGATATATCTATAAATGAGCCGTTATCGTCAAAAAGAATGGTTAATCTGTCAGGTATCATACTATTCCTTGTTTACAAATTCAGCTATCTCTTTGGTCTTTGCCGTGTCCTTTATTCTCCACCAAAAATGAGAGCTTAAAAAACCCCCGAGAAAAGGTATTATTGGATACTTGTAAGAGCTAACCAAAACCATATGACTAATAGTCTCCTCGGTTCCACCTTTTGCCAAAAGGAAAATATCCCATCCGCCCAAAACTATCGTGACTAGACCTATTAAAATCATTGTAATTTTCTTTCTGCTCATGAAACCACCTCGTGAAAAACCAGGTTAAAATAGGCATCTATTGCATTAACCAAGTCCGTATTTGTATAGTGTATCTTAATTCTCATATCCTGATAAAGGTCGGCATCATAACTAGAGGCATCCGTGTAAATAGTCGGAGGCAAGGTCACATTAAACCCAAACTGGTTTAACAGATAATCAGGTACCGTTGAATAGGTTCCGGCAAGCGTGTCGTGGACTGCAAAATCAACCGCGTCACCAGCGTTTCCAGGTATTATTTCAACCTCATTTATCTTGCAATGAGCATATGGAACCGTGACCACTAAAGTGGTAGTTGAATTTGCCGGCACGTTAAGGCTATATCCGTGCTTTCTTCTAAATAGTTTTTTCCCATCAACCCTTTTCTCCTTAAAGGGCGAGGGCTTTTTAAATGGCCTATTTGCATTGGGCCTATAGTTTGTTTGCCAATCCAGTACGTCCGCATCTGAGGCGTCAAGCCTCATGTTGCACCTGAGAGTTAATCCGTTGATTGAGGCGATTATATTGTCCATGCCATCATACTCATAATAAAAAACATCCGGCGATACCGCATCGATAAAGGTTTTAAACTCTCCCCATTTAAGTAAATCAGTCATGGCTCATCCGTATAATAAACATTTATCCAATCAACACTTCTGTTCCCACTAGTCTCTCTGGCCTGAATGTCAAAACTGGAATTGTATTTTATAGGCCATGGTGGCTTAAACAAAAGCCTATCACTTGTGGCCCTATGAAAGAAAACATCCCGCTCTCCACTGGCATCATCCCCAAAGAAAGCAAAGTTTTCTATCTCTTCATATGTATAGGTAAATACGTTGTTGCCATCAATAACCAGCCTTAGTTCAACCTGGTCACTGGTAAACTCGATGCCAAAGCTAAATAAAAGACCGTTTCCGCTATTAGAAAACACCGTAGCGAAGCTACTGGTTAAGGCCTGATTGGTGTCGGTATAATAGGTTTTCATGTTTGGACTTATTGCCGGAACGCCGCCGGAACTTTGAGGGTTGAAGTTATCAACCTCGGCAATAACGTGTAGCCCATCGATAGATGGATCACCCGACTTTGCAGCAATCCTCGCCCTAGTATTTGAGTTTATAGGATCTTTCAAAGAGGAGGTTCCACTGGACTTACTGGTCATTATCCAAGCTCCTGTATTATCACGTCGCTACTTCCATCACTTATAAGAAATATAGACACGGATCCACTTGCGGGAATTCTTAAAAACTCACCAGACTCAACCGGTATTCCCTTGTTTGCCCCGCTTGTAGCTACACCCGAGGGGCCAAAGAAAATAGTGTCGGTTCCATCATTGAAAATAAGCAAGTCCTCTCTTTGCTCAAGAGCGGATGCACCAACTTTTGCCTCCACCTGAGTGGTTGCAACCGTGACAACCCCTGAGACGTATTCGCCCCTGTAGTTACCGTCAAACGCTCCCGATGTCCCTATTCCCATTCTTTTTAACCTTTTTTCTAGATGCTTTCTTTTTTTTAGGCCTAGGGGTTAGCTCTTTAGCAATCTCTCCCCGCATCTTTCCAAGCCAAACAAGAGAGGCACCGAGGTCATAAACCTCGGCACCTGTTAAGCTAAATTTTGTCTCATCTCTGACTATAAGTCGAATAAGCGTTTCGCATCGAATTAAATCAGTTTTATCAAACATTATGCTGCCTCTAAAACCCTCACGTCCACAGTTCCGGACTCTGAAATGGCATATGGATCAACTGAGTCATTCCACTTATAGGTGGCACTTCCACCTCTTGCCACTCTTATTCCGTTTGCCGTTGTAACAGTGTTGTCTTTACCGATAAAAATGTCTTTGTTTCCATCGTTTTGAATTGTTATCTCGCGTCTGCCAGAAAGGGCACTTGAAACAAGTTGAGTGGCAGTAGCTGCAACCGATACATTAGTGTTTTCAATGGCACTTGCTGAGTCCGTTACGTTAACATCGTTTTGAACACTGACTTGTAGCCCATTTGCATCGGTCGTTAGTCTATCCCATGCCGATCCATCCCATCCCATCAGATAAGAGTTCATATCAAGCGCTTGAATGTCAGTAGGGTCTAGGTTGTCCGCACTGGGTGCGCCACCAGTTGGGCGGATGTTTTGACTAGTCTCATCTTGAGTCGCACCGCGATCATGGGCAATCATCCCCACGGAGTCCGGCGTGGCATTAGTTGAAACGTCGTAGTCACCTTGAACGTCAACTGAAATTTCGTTAACCATGTTAACATCTAGTGCCTGGTCAGAGCCGACGAGGGTTGATGTTAAGGCGGTGCCTGCGCCATCGGCAAGAGCAGAGAAAACGTCCAGGTGTCTTTGCCCAGAGATGTCCCTGTCAGTAATGACGTTGCCAGACTCACCTCTTAAAAAGGCTCCCAGGTTGTCATAACCGTCGAGATCCGCCGTGTCTGTTTGATCGAAAAGATTTTTTGCTTTACTTAAACCCATAAAATTCTCCTTTAAGGTTTACACCCATCCTTAGGCCCAATAATGTACTTCCAGTACGGTATCTTTCGACGCCCTGATATATAAACTTAAACCTGTTTTCGTATTTAATTGGTCATGCTCCCATGAGTTGCCCCTAGGCACTGTGAAGTAAATGGTATTTGTTTGCCCGGAAACCCATGAGCACTGCAAGTCTGCCTTTGCGTTTCTTGCCCTTAGCTCAATCCTCTTGGTTCCAACTGGTATAGATATCGATGACTCAACGTCCTCGGTAAAGCTCGGGTTAACTATTGTGGGAGTATCAAGTTCCGAGACTATAACGTCTATCGGATCGGTTATAACTAAATTTGTTGCCGAACGAATGGCAACGGTGCCATCGCTTAACCGGGTAAAGATGAGGTTGCTCGCCTCCTTAATACCCATGCAATCATCAAAGTAATCCTGAGTTACCGTTTTCTTATCACCTTGCATCGTCTACCCCCAATTGCCGTTGGGCATCTAGTGGTATGTATGACTCTATATCCGCCCGAAACCAGGCAACGAGCTTTTTATCATCTCTTTGATAGACAACGGTATAATCAAACATTTTGTCGTTTATTGTATTATTGCGAACACATAATAAGGTTAGCTCCGACTCACTATCAGCTACTATTGAGATGGGAACCTTTGTAATAACCTTATTTTCCATAAACAAAAAAAGGGGCGCGCATAAACGCACCCCTACTTACTTAATTTTTATTAAGCGTTAGCGCCAATACTTGAGGCAGTAGTACCAACGTACAAAGCGTCAGTATCAACAATCCCATATTGACCAACCCAGTGCCAACCAACATTTAGGAAACGTCCTAATTTATCAAATGGCCCTGAAATTCTCATCTCACCAGGCTGAGACTCAACTTGCCCTAAAGCATTGAATCCCATAGCAAGTGTATGGTAAGTGTCGACGGTAGCATCACCAGCGTCGGCATTGATAGAAATATTGTTATCTCTAACAATCATGAAACCAGACAAAACGCCAACGGCATTTCTAAGTACGTCCTCTGGGCGAGCATACTTATTAATGTCTTGCCATGAACCACTTCCAGTCTCATTTCTAAGATCATGAATAACGTCATCGTGCATAACTGCAACGTATAGGCCGTTATCAAGTGTCTGAATGTTTGAACGGCTAAGCTTGTTATAAAGCTTATTTAAGAAAGTTGGAGTCATAACGTCTGAGGCAGTGATCGCACCCTCAGAGGCAACCGAGCCGGGGAAAACCTCATTAGAGGACGCCTCGGCGGCAAGTACCGCTAACTTGTCAGTCGTTCTACCCATGTTCTCACCAACCAAACGAGCAGCGGCACGGTCAACCGTTCCACCAGTTTGAAGTTGAGCAAGCTTTGTACGAGTAACAACATTACCATACTCTTGAGGAGTAAAAAGGATCTCGCTATCAGCAAGAGCCTCACTTGTAACATCCTCGTCCTCATCAAGAGGAGTAGTGGCAAGTGAAAGATTTGAATACTTAGGTAACTTGATCGATTCCGCACCGATTTGGCGACGGTATGATACAAATTGGTTCATTACTCCCTGCTCAGCAGCGGCAACGATAAATTGTTGGTCAAACTCCTTGATGATTGAATCATCAACGCTTGAAGCATCTGTCATGTTTAAAGTAAAAGGCATATTAAGCTCCCATAGTTAATTTAATAAAGAGGTCTACCAGCTTCCTTTCCGTATTTCTGGTAAACCATATCTAACTGCTTTTGAGTTTTTGCCTGTGCAAGCTCCGCCTCAAAACCAGTTCTTACATCCGAATCCGCACCCTCCGAGGCGCGCTTGTCAAACTGAGGAGCCTTTTTTGATGGCCTAAAGAGACTAGGTTGCTTCTCTCTTAGATCCGCAATCGCCTCTTTAACGCCTTGCCACTCGAGAGTTTCCGAATCAACTTGAACCTGCTCGTAATCCTCAAGTGCCACTCGCAAAAGCTTTGATGAAACCGCTAAGTCACTCGCATGACGTGCCATTTGCATGTCAAGATCCTTGCCCAACGCCCTTTTTTCAAGCGTAGAGTATCGGTCTTGCCACTGCTCAGTGGTCTCACGCTGCTTATGGTACAAGTCCTCAAACTGACCCGCCTCCTTAAGCCGCTTTTGCTCAAGCTCGTCTTTCTCAGACATATACTTCTTTAGCCTCTGCTTATCCCTTTTGTGTTCCTCAAGAATACGCGCGTTTGTTTTCTCGAGTTGGGTTAAGCGCGACTTGTACTCGTCCAGTGAAAGCTCCGCTTGCTCCTCTGTTACATTTTCAGATTG